AAGAAAAGGGAAGGGCCAGCGCCGAGTTCGTCTATCTCCTGTACGGTGTGGGTTGTACAGACAGTCAGGAGTTTTTTTAGATGAGCGCGAAAAAGCCAGCCGAGAAAAGGCAGAACAGAACGACCAGAGATCTCGGCGTCCTGCCGCAGATTCAGGTTGATCCACGCTCCGTGCCTATTCCTCCGGCGCACCTGACAGAGCGCTGGGTCAGGTCATGGGAAGTATTCTGGGCTTCACCCTTCGCTCAGGTCGTGCAGCCAGCGCAGTACCCTGCGCTTGAGCGCCTGTTCTCAATGTACGAGGAGCGCGAGCGCATGGACACCTACCTTCGTGAGGAGCCGATGACCGTAGGGTCACAAGGGCAGAAGATCCTCAATCCGATGTATCGTCAGCGCACGTCAGTGGATGCCGAGATCCGGCAGCTAGAGGATCGGTTCGGTTTGCACCCTAAGGCAGGGCTGCAACTGGGCATCGTCTATGGGGAAGCCGCTCGCAGCCTGGAGGAACTCAATGCAAGGATCACCAACGCCACGATCGCTGAAGCGAACAGCGAAGCCGACCCACGCTACATCGACTCAGAAGCCGTTGAAGGCTCCGCAGAAGAGGCCGCTTTACTGGTCGCCGATCAGTAATCCACCACCACCCTCGTGGGGTGGACTGGTCTGCCGCTGGATTGAGACCAACCTCGTACACGGTGAAGGCGACAAGTTCGGCGAGCCGTTCAGACTTGAGCCTTGGCAACGCGCCTTCATCTGGCGCCTCTACGAGCACGACGGTCAGAAGCGCATCGTGCGCCGCGCACTCCTTGGCACGCCGAAGGGCAACGGCAAGACCGAACTGCTCGCGGCGATCGCCTTGGCTGAACTGGCAGGACCGAAGGCGCCGAAGTCGCCGAACATCCCTATCGCCGCCGCCTCCTTTGAGCAGGCTGACCTCCTCTTCGGCACGGCTCGGATCATGCTCACGCAGGGTCCACTCGCCAAACTCTTTGAGGTCTACGACACCGAGATCCTGATCAAGGATCGACCAGGGCGCATGTATCGCGTAGCTGCAGCGGCAGGCACTAACGACGGCGGCCGTCCGACATGCTTCATCGCCGACGAGCTGCACGAGTGGACTGGGAACAAAGAGCGCGTGCATCTCGTTCTATCTAACTCACTCGCCAAGCGCGCAGAGGCGCTGGAACTAAACATCTCAACGGCAGGCTCAGACGAGAACACTCTGCTCGGACGCATGCTGACCTACGGCAAGCGCGTCGCCTCCGGCGAGCAGTCCGATCCGACGTTCCTGATCGAGTGGTGGGCTGCATCCGACAGCCACGACCTGGAGACCGACGAAGGGCGCCGAGCTGCACTGGAGCAGGCGAACCCATCCGCACCATCCTTCGTAGACGTTGACAGACTGTTGGCACGCGCCGCCGAGGTGCCGATTCACGAGTGGCAGCGCTACCATCTCAACCGCTTCGTGCAGCCGCCAGACCGCTGGATCGGCGCAGAGGCGTGGATGAAACTGGCAGAGCGCACGAGGGTGCTCGTACCAGGCGAGCGAATCAGCGTGGGCTTTGACGGATCGTATGCACGAGACGCGACCGTGATCACCGCCTGCACGATGGACGGACACATCTTCCTCATGCGCGCATGGGAGAAGGCAGTCACCAACCGCGACCCAGACTGGACGGTGCCGCGTGGTGAGGTGGACGCAGTGATCGACCAGATCATGAACACCTACGACGCCACCATCTTTGCCGACCCTCCTGGCTGGGCTTCGGAGATTGAGGAGTGGTCCAACCGCTACGGCAAGCGCGTCGCCGTCTTCCCTACCGCGACCATCGAGCGCATGGGTCCAGCCGTTGACCGATTCTTCACGGCAGTCGCCACCGGCGAAGGGCTGCGACATGACGGCAATCCGCTCCTCGCTCGGCACATCGCCAACGTCCACACGCGCCTGACTCGCTATGGGCAGGTCTTGACCAAGGCATACAAGGCGTCACCTGACCGCATTGACGCGGCCGTGTCTGCCGTCGTAGCCTTCCAGGGTGTAAAGTTTATGCAGGTTGAACCAAAGCAGGCAGCGAAAGTGGAGTGGATAAACCTATGATCAGCAACGTCTTGGAACTTGTGGGTGCGGCACTTGTGATCGCTGGCATCGCGCTACTCTCTGTCCCACTGGGACTCATCGCACTCGGTGCGGCTGTCGCCGCTATCGGCTATACGCTAGGAGATCGTAAGTGAGCATTCTCCGTCGCATCCTTGGTGAGACTCGCGCCGTTGGCGGCACATGGATCACAGACAATCAGCCACTCGTCTCATCTGCCGGTGTCGCAATCAACAGCCAGACTGCACTCTCGATCGGCGCATACTATGCAGCCGTCAAGCTGTACGCAGACACAGTTGCGAGCCTCCCTTGGGACACCTACATCCGCATTGACGGCACACGCCGACCATACCGACCGTCACCGTCTTGGCTCACCACTCCACAACCAAACAATCCGAACTTCACTGGCTTTGACCTGAAGCATCGCATGGTGAGCAGCCTGCTCATTGACGGCAACTGCTTCGTGCTCTTCATCAAGGGTCGCAACGGCGACATCGTTGAGATGCGCGTGCTAGATCCTCAGAAGGTCACCATCAAGAGCGTTGACGGCGCACCGATCTACATGATTCAGGGTGAGGACACGGCCGTGGTGGAACTTACGTCAGACGCGATCCTGCACATCCCACTCTTCGCACTTGGATCAGCACTCCGCGCACCTTCGCCGGTGGAGCAGCACCGCACCACCCTCGGACTCGCATCTGCGACGCAGTTGTACAGCGCGAAGTTCTACGAGCAGGGCGCCGCTCCTTCAGCCGTCATCCGCATCCCAGGCGAACTGACACAGGATCAGGCTGACTCACTCCGCAACTCATTCAGCCGACGTCACGAAGGCATTGAGAAGATGCACAAGATCGCAGTGCTCACTGGTGGCGCAGACTTCCAGCAGATGAGCATGAAGATCAGCGACATGCAGCTCGTTGAGACGCTCCACTGGGGCGTGGAGTCCATCGCTCGACTCATGGGCGTACCGCTGCACCTCCTGCAGTACCCAGGCGGCAACGCCTCCTACAACAGCGTTGAGATCGTCAGCATCGAGTGGCTGCGACTCGGACTCGGACCACTGGTCGCTCGCCTTGAGGCAGGACTGCAGCGTCTCGTCCCAGGTGCAGACCAGACCTTCATCAAGTTCACACTGGATGGTCTGCTCCGACCTACGACAAAGGAGCGCTATGACGCCTACGCCATCGCACTGAACAACGGCATCCTCTCGCTCAATGAGATCCGCAGGCTGGAAGACCGATCAGACGTCCCAGGCGGCGACGAGCACTACAAGGCGCTGAACATCGGAGTCGTTGGTCAGTGATTGAGATCTACGACATTGACGGCACGCTCACGACGAGCGGCGACACTCCGCGTCAGGAACTGATCGACTACATCAAGACCGATGTGCAAGATGAGGGCGTCCGCATCTTCATCGTCAGCGGCCGTGTGATCAGCCGGCTTGAAGAGACGGAGAAGTGGCTGCGCGAGAACGGCGTGCCATACGAGCAGATCTATCTCAACGACTTCAGCGAGACGCCAGGACCTAACGTCATTGAGGCGTTCAAGGCGTACAAGTACGCGAAGATCGTTGACGAATACGGTCTGGAAGAGATCGGCTATGTGGTGGACGATTCAGCCGAGGCTCGCAGCAACGCCGAAGGCATGGGCATCAAGGCGTACACCGCGCAGGAGCTGCTCGCCAACGAAGCCGAACACAGCGAAGAGATGGAAGAGTCCGCAATCCGTGCGGTCTACGAAGTCCCTGACTACATCCGCGAAGCCGCACGCAAAGGTCTGGAGTGGCACGAGCAGGGTCTGTCTGGGGACGGCTTGCAGCCAGAGACCGTTGCAGAGGCACGCGAACTCGCTGACGGCCGAGCCGACACCGACAAGGTGGTCCGCATGGCTGCATGGACTCGCCGTCATCGCACTGACTGGGAAGGCGTGCCACAGAACAGCGACCGCACCAACGAAGACTTCCCAGGACCAGGCGCCGTTGCAGGCTTCCTCTGGGGTGTGGAAACGACAGATCCAGAAGGCGCTGATCGCGTAATCTCGTGGGCAGATCGCCTTATCGAATCTGAAGACAGGGAGATTGTTGACATGAAAGAGAAAGAAGTTCGCTCACTGCCGATCGGCGAGTTCCGACTTGGCGAGGTAGGAGAAGACGGACAGAGGACCTTCACCGGCTATGCCGCAATCTGGAATAGCGCGTCCGAGGGACTGCCATTCGAGGAGCGCATCGCGCCAAACGCATTCAAGCGTTCACTGGCTCGCGCATCCGCTGGGCAGAAGATCATCGCCTTCCTCTTTGGACATGATGAGACACGCGCACTCGCCACAACCGCGAGCGGCCGTCTCCAACTGAACGAAGACGAGACTGGACTTCGCGTTGAGGCGAAGCTTGATCCTGCCGATCCAGATGCCGCCAAGGTCATCTCCATGCTGACGCACGAGAGTGCAGCGGCTGGCATGAGCTTCGGCTTCCAGAAGGTTCAGGATGCATGGGACGGCAACAACCGGACGATCAAGGAGGCGAACCTGTTTGAGGTGAGCATCTTGGCGGCTGGTGGTCAGACGCCTGCATACCCTGCGACACTAGGTCTCACGGCAATCCGTCAGGTCACTGCGCCAAAGATCGGCGTAGAGGCTGAGGCGTTGATGGCCACACTCGAAGCAGTCAAGGCTGGACGCGAGCTGTCCAGCGAGGAGTTGGCTGTCATTGACGCTGTCCGATCCAAGTTGGCACCAAAGCAGGAGAAGGTCATTGACCCATCCGTCGCTGCGGCGCTGTTGACCTTGGAGTCGGCAGAAGGTGACGCACTCTAGGTCTCGTGCCTGCGCCCCACCGCCCCAAGTAGGCGAGTCCGCGTTAGAGCAACCCACCGAGGAGAGCAAAAAACAAAGAGTCCGGCTATGTCCGGAGAAAGGAAGTGGACACTATGTCCGACTTCGCAAATCTCGCTGACAAGCGAGCAAACCTCTTGACGGAGGCTCGCGGCATTGCCGTTGAAGCCGCTGACAAGGGAATCGCCCTAGAGGGCGAAGACAAGGCGCGATTCGAGAAGCTCGTCGCAGAGGCTGGTACGCTTGCCGAGGCGATGAAGTCCGAGAAGAACGCTACCGAAGCACGCAAAGCTGCAGACGAGGCTCGCGCCGAGTTCGCCGCTGTTGTGTCGCCAAAGGCTCCT